AATGGTCGTAGCGCTACGGTAATTCCTGGACGTGGAGGTGTTAATCTTGCTAAGAGTGGTCATAAAGCTGCTATCAATCGCAGTCGTGAAGAACGCGGAGCCTCCAAATTAGAAGGTGTGACCGTCACTAAGACTAACAGAACGATGACTCTTATCGACGCCAGTTCTCATCGTGAGCGTATCGCTAACAAGAAGATGGTTAGAGGCGCTCCTATGACTGATGCTGAAAAAGCACAAAAGCGTAAGACTTATAAGCGTAAGCCTGGACAGATGAGCAGCGACTCTTCTAAGCTTGGCTCGTCCGTTGTTGGTCAAAATTACGAATCCAAGAGCTATAAGCCTATCCTAGAGAAGAAGAAATCTGAAGCTGATGCATCAGCGGCCTCCGAAAAATCGGATTTTTGCCCTAAAGACGCTCCGCAAGATGGTGCGGACCCTAGGCAACAACAGCGAACTGGCGCAGCCATGAAAAGTGTCATGGCGGACACTCCTGACGAAGAAGCTGCGGAAACTTCCCGCAGGAAAGATATTGATGCTACTAAAGCTGAGAAGAAAGCTAAAAAGAAAGCTAAGGCAGCATCTAAGTTGACGAAGGAGCAGCGTGAGATTATTCAAAAAGCACGCGCTATCTTAGATGAGATGACGTCTACTGGAGGCATTGGTGTTGGAAAGATGAGCGGTAGTTCTAACAGAGCTTATGATACCGATGGAAAGCCCATGGGTAAAGATGATGTTAAGATTGAGCCCGTTGATAAGTCTCTACGTAAGTTAGACAAGTCGAAGTCCACTAAGAAAGGCAAGAAGAAAGTTGCTAAAAAGAAGAAAGAGCTTAAAGTTACTAAAGAATCTTTTGAAAACTTCCTAAGCCTTATTGTTACCGAGTCCCAAAAGTAATGCTGTTAAAAGACATATTTTCGTTTGGAGAAATTACTCTCCTATCTGAAGGACGTGGAAAGGGTCCTGTAAAGTTCCGTGGTATTTTCTCAGAGTGTGAGCGTCCTAACGGGAATAAGCGGATTTACAGTCGTACCTTGTTAGAGCGTGAAGTTAAGAAGCTTCAAAGCCAGATTGGGGACCGCCGCCTTTTAGGTGAGTTAGACCACCCCTCCGATGAGATTGTCCATTTAGGGAATGTCTCTCATGTTATTACTAATCTTAGGATGCAAGGTAATCACGTTATGGGGGAGGGTGAGGTTCTTAATACCCCTGCTGGAAAGGTTCTCACCGAACTGCTTAAAGCTGGTGTAAAGCTTGGCATTTCTTCTAGAGGTACAGGCTCTGTAGATTTAGATGAATCAGGTTCCAATTATCTCGTAGGAGAGAATTATAACATGATAACGTTTGATATGGTCTCCGAACCCTCAAGCCAAGATGCTTTTCCCTCCATTTCTGAAAGGCGAGAGTTAGTATCCGAAGCTCGTAAACCCATCGTCGAAGAGCTTGAACACTTCCACAATGACCGAATTTATATTACTGCGCTGAAAAGGAAACTTGGCAAGATTTAGAAAAAAACCGCCTCCCTCCTTCCCGCTTAGTAAATAATCAGTAGTAGAGAAACTAAACATGAGTAACCACATAGATAAAATTGTTGAAGCGCTTCCCGAAGGTCTTACAGAGACTGGAATTGAGGAAGTTGCTGTATTGCTTGACGAGGTCGTAGAAGACCGTGTTGCCGAAGAGGTTAAGTTACTTGAAGCTAAAGTAAAAGCATTCCTGCGTACTAAACTTGACGAGCTTAAAGGGACCGCGCAGCGGGAACTTGAGGCCGATAACAAGCTTGTTCGCGCATATAAGGTTTTCGAAGCCGTTAAGACGATTGTTGCTGCCGAGCTGGAAAGCGAGGACGTGACTAGTGCTGTTAAGACGTACGAAGTAGAAAACACGAGACTTCAAAGCGAGGTTGTATCAATCAATGTTCAGCTCGAAGAATCTCTCAAAACAGTCAATCTTTTGGAATCCAAATTGGACCACCGAGAGAGTGAACTTAGTCAACTTAGTGAGGCACTTGTAGATGAAAAGGAAAAGGCTGAAATTCCTTTCAAGTCCTCCGAGTCGGCAGTCATGATTTCTAACGAAAGCCATGGCTCCCCAAGTCTTCCAGCAGCAGCCCTGGAGAATTTCTTCCTGAACGAGGACGTTATACGTTTGTCCAACCGTCAAGAAAGGAGTTAAAAAAATTATGTTAAATAAAGAAATTTCTAATACTCTATGCGAAAAGTGGAGCCCAATTCTTGAAGGTGTTGCCGACCAGTACACTCGTGAGACTACTGCCGTCCTCCTTGAGAACCAAGCACGCCACATTTTAAATGAAGCGCAAAAGGATGGAATGTTATCCGAAGCCACCCCTGGCCAAGCACCAACTTCTGTTGGTACTATCGGTACATTCCAAAAATTTGCGTTTCCGCTCGTTCGTCGGGTTTTCCCCGAATTGATTGCCAACAAGATTTGTGGTGTTCAGCCCATGCAAGGCCCCGTATCCCAGATTTTCTATCTAGGCTACGACCGCGCATCTGAAACCCGCCGTCAAACCATTTACAGCAAGTACAACCTCACCTATGGCCAAGAAGCCATTGGGGATGCTACTACTCAGTGGAGTGGCGCGTCTCTTGATAGCATGAACGTGGGCGCGGATAACTATTCTGCTCTTGATACGTCAAACATCAAGGCAAACCAGATGACCGTTCCTTCGGCTACTGTCGGAGGTCAAATTGCTGCGTTCCCTGTTTCAGGCCGCACGGCTGGTTATGATGTCTCTACGGGTGAAGTTCTTGGTACGACTAAGATTCCTAACGGAACTCTTTCGTCTCTTTTTCATGATGATACCCCCTACGGTACTATCCCTGAGATTAACTTCCACATCGAGCAACAGGCCATTACGGCTCGTACTCGTAAGTTCCGCGCTCTGTGGACCTTGGAAGCGGCTCAGGACCTTCGTGCCTATCACAACCTTGACCTTGAGCGAGAACTGACTGACCTTCTTGGTAAGGAAGTTGCTCTTGAGATTGACCGTGAGCTTGTTGAAGATATGCGTTCCATTGCGTACGATATGTCTGGTGGTTCTTTCCAACGTACTATGTTGGACCTCCCGAACAGTAACAACATTACTGGTACGGGTACGAACCAAACGGTTTTCGACCCGACAAACTTCCTGTATGACACGGTTGGTCTTTCCGCCGCTCCTGGAGGTGGTCAGTATCAAACGAACCGCAACATTTACTTTGTTGATTTCGCTTCTACTGCTCTTAACGTTAGCCCTCGTCACGTTGGTCAGTCATACGCAAACCTTCTTGCAGTGCTTAACTTCGCGTCGCAGGATATTTACAAGACGACCTATCGTGGTGCTGGTAACTGGATTGTTACTTCTCCGCTTGTGGCCGCTATCCTTAACTCCGCTTCCAAACTTGAAGGTGGTGTGAAGGCTGGTAACTGGGAAGGCCAACTTGGCGCTAACATCAACTACGCTGGTAAACTCCAGGGCATGTTCGATGTTTACGTTGACCCGCTGTATCCCGATGACGAGATGATGATGGGCTACAAAGGCTCCTCCCCGATGGACTCTGGATTCGTGTACTCTCCGTACATCCCTCTTCAGATGTTGCCTACCATCACCGACCCTGAGACGTTCCAACCTCGTAAGGGCTTGCTCACTCGCTACGGTAAAGCCGCAGTGACTCCTGAGTCTCGCTTCTTCCGAATTATCCGTCTTATCGGTGCAGGTACGAACTACATGTTCCGTCCTGGTGTTCGTAACAACGCTACGCTAAACTGATAGCTAGTAAGTAGTTAATATAAAAGAGGGTCGCACTTTTTAAGGTGTGGCCCTCTTTGTTTGTCTATATACAGTAGAGGTACCTCTATGCAAAGAATCACATATACGAATACGCGCTCCACTACCGTTAAACTTAAGTTAAGTACAGGTTACGCCCTACTCCCAGGAGACAGCCAGATTATACTAGGAGAGCTGGTTGAGGCTCCTTCCTATGTAGTTATTGGAGAGGGACTCCCCCCTCACGTGTTAGGAGTGGATGAGAACTCAGTTTCTGTAATGGAAGCTCCTGTTGTGGAAGCTCCTGTTGTGGAAGCTCCTGTTGTTACTCCCAAAAAAAAATCAACTAAGAAAACCCCTAAGAAAACTGTCTCAGAGGAATAGTAAATGAGCTATAGAGCGGTAAAACCTCAAACCCGTTATGGCAATACTTTTGGTAATGTCAGTGGTAGTAACGCTGAGTTAAATTCTTGGGACTACTACGGGGAAATTGACTATACAACATTAAACCGTAGGCGGTTTAAAAACCAGACGTACATGTCTGAGTTCTATCAAAGTATCCAAGACTTCGTCTTGGCACGCCTAGGGTTTCCTGTCGTTAGAGTAGAGCTTACCGAGTTTCAAATAACCACCGCTATTGATGAAGCTATCTCTAAATTAGATTACCACGCACCCGATTGGTGTAATCAATTTTGCACCTTCGCAACATCTGCAGGTATCGCTTTGTACGAGTTACCTCAGGTGGTTATGAATAACCTTAAGCAGGCTGTGTATAACAAACAGTTACTAAATTTCGCTGCTGCAAATGATACTTTAGAGTTTGATTTCTTTATCAAGTATTTTCAAGATAACTTTCTAGCTAGAGATTTCTCGGTCGGTGACTACTACCTTACCATATCTCACCTTGAGATGATGCGTAAGATTCTAGGTAATGATGGAACCTTCAATGTAGTTAACGGTAGGTTTTTAAATATTGCGCCTACACCCCAAGGCCAGCAGGAAGTTTTAGTGGAGTTTAAGGCACTCGACAGTACTACGTTACATCCGTATTTTATTAGCTGGCTTCAAAAATATTCTTTAGCTATTTCTAAAGTTATTTTAGGTCAAATTCGCGGGAAATATCAAACACTACCTTCTCCTGGCGGAGGGGCTCAATTAAATGGCGAGTCCTTGATTCAGCAAGGTAATGAAGAACAAGCAAAGCTTGTTGAAGACCTGATGTTAGAAATCGAAGAACCCCCTGGGTTTAGTACCTTCTAATGGCTGACCGTAAACAGTTTCGGACCTCCTCCAAAATTGTTGGAGATACATCGTTAGAGACTAACGACCAGCTCAACCTATACGATTTAGATAATCCCGATATCGAGATGTTCAATCTTGTAGACGATGAGCTAATTCGTTTAAGCGGGTCTAAAATTCTCCTTTATAAGTTTTATAGGAGGGAAGGGTTAAAAGATAACGTGTACGGAGAGGATTCTCAGAAGGCTATTTCAGATACCCCCCTAGTTCTTCATGGTCATTATGAAGCTCAAGCTTTAGAGGAGAACCTAACAGAGTTTGGTATCGAGATAACGAGTGAACAGCTTTTTACGTTCAACAGGAGTTATATTGATAAACTGGTGGGACGGCCTATAATTGCTGGTGATATTCTACAGCCTGAGTTTCAAAATTTAAAGTACGAGGTTTTTGAAGTTCAAGAAGACCAGTTTGATATTTATGGTGTGTATCACTTAGTTTGTGCCGCTAAAGTACTTCGCGACGACGAAGATATTACGAGAGAAGAGGAATCCTTCCCTCAGGATGAGGTGTATTAATGGCTGGCGCTTTTTGGACTATAGACGCGATAAGAACCGAGCTGGAAGCTTTGGACCTTCACGCTGGGTATCAACCTGCTAATTTCTATAAAGACTTTACTCGTAGGTTAAAAGAGATATTAGGGGGGTTCCAAGTCCTTAAAGGTGATGGCACTTTAAGAACTGTAGATATTATTTATGCAAATCCTGAGCGAGCCATTGCTAAAATAACTGAAACTAAAAATACTCTTCTGCCTATCCTCTCACTTCAGTTTGAGGGTGTAGAGTTAGACACCACTAGGAGAAAGCCTGCCGCCGCTATTGTAGAAAAGAAGTTCTGGGATAGCGACAAACAAAGGGCTATTCGATACATTGCGTTAGCCCCTCCAGCGGCCAACCTATCATTTGGTGTAAATGTTTGGGGTAAGTATGTGGATGAGGTTAATCAGCTTACTGAGCAGATATTACTTTTATTTCGACCCAATCTTAATATAGATATTCACCCTCATGAGAGCTACGAAGCTTTCGTGTTAGATGTAGGAGACGCTGCCAACTTGACGGCTGGAGATAGAGAGGACCGTGTAGTTAGACGTACTGTACGCTTTAAAGTAGAGTCTTACATTCCAGGTAATGTTTTTCGCTTTACAAATACAAGCGAAATGAAAACTTTAAATTTTGAACAATACATAGAAGAAACTTCAGGTCTTCAAACTTTAGAAAGCTTTTATGCAGGCGGAGGGTTTCCTTTCGCTCTAAATAAAGTGGATAATAGGGGCGGAGGAATCACCACAATTCCAGGTTCATAACGAATTTAAAAAATCTGCGATGTTTTGCGAGCGAGTGTTCTAAATATAGTAGAGGAAAATCCTAATGTCTGTTTATAAGAAAATTAAAAATACCACTCACCAAGGACTTGAAGTGATTATTAAGACCCCTTCGGGTCAATTTGACCATATTTGGGTTCCTTCAAAACAGTCGGTTGTAGTCCCCACCGATTCAATCACTGATTTAATTCGTGTCGCTGAGCAGCGACAAATGGTTAAAATCACAAACGCTTAATTAATAGGAGAATATTAAAACATGCCTGCATACGTTAGCCCTGGTGTATATGTCATCGAAAAGGACTGGTCTGATTACAGCCCGTCCCTTAACTCTACTTCGGTAGGGATTCTTGGCTTTGCCTCTCAAGGTCCAGTTGGATTAGCTACTTTAGTTACCAACGCGGACCAACTCGTTAGTAGATTCGGTCGCCCCGATGACGCTGAAGGTGGTTTTGGTCTTATCGGTGCTTACCATATCCTAGACCGAACCAATACAGTTTACTTTACGCGAACTGCTACTACTGATGCTGCTGTAGCTGAGGTTGGTGTTAAGGTTGGTAATTGTCCTCACGTTGGTGCCACGGAACTTACTACGAATAACAACTATCTCTTTATTGTGAGCGTTAAGGATGGTGTCGGACTTGATAGGACTACTACCCCCCTAATCTTCAACTGCCCCGCAGCGTCAAGTAACGCTTCCCTTGTAGGAGGCGCTGATGCTATTATGAATCAGGTCAATATTCGCACTACGCCTAATTCTCCTGTATCTTTCAACAGGCTAACCAGCGCTACTGGTGACTTTGTCGGCTCGTTCGCGGGCTCGGGCGCGGAAGTCGAGATTTACGCATGGTCTTCAACAGCGTCATTTGGTGTTATCCCCCCAGGAACTACAGGTGGCGTAGGTGGAACTGTCAGCAGTTTGTCTGCGAACAACGCTGCTCTAGCTGATGTAAGCGGTAACATGACGCTAACCCCCAATAACGGAGTTGAAGATATTGCGGTCGCTTCAGGAGTTACTTCTTCTGGAACTGAGTTCGAGTTATCCGCTGTAAGTGGTGGTGGTTATATCACCCGCAGTTTATATCCTGGTGCAGGGTACAACTTTAGTAGTACCATTGAAACCTATGGTATTAAAAATACTGGATTACAGAACCTTACTAGGTCTAATCAGGGAGCTAGGTCCCAGTTTAGCATCTTAAGAGGAGGGGGTACCGAGCAAGGGGTCGAAGTTGAGTGTGTTTATAATGCTAATGGGATTGACCTTTCTCCTTCTGCCGTTCTTAACGGTACGGCTGATGAATCTAACAAGACATCTGATTTGATGATTGGTGAATTTGCAGTAGACCTTTCGAGTAGAGATGACGTGCTATGGACATTACCTACTTCTTGGGGAGAGGGCTTCGGAGGTGGTAAGGTTACTATCTTTACTGCTTCAGGAGATACAGTTACTAGTGAATTCGATGCAACCGATATTAAATACGGAAAGTTAGTTGATGGTACCTACGATTATGCTAGTGGTATTAACGGTGACCTTTCGGCTGGAATGTCATTCGCTGACCCAGATGTAAAAGCTGCGGTCATTGGAGATGCAGCCCAAGCTAACGGTATTTACTCTTTTCTTAAGGAAGACATTGATGTCTCTATCTTAGCGATTCCTGGGTGTACTGAACAGAATATTGTCAATAACGCAATTTCTATTGCAGCGGATTCCCAAGAGTTCCTGTTTGTAACTAACCCTCCATTAGGGGTTACTTCCCCCCAAAATGCTATTGCATGGTCAAATGGAACTGCGGAAGGTCGAACTGCCGCGCTTAATAGTTCTTATGCCTGCGTGTACTGGCCTTGGGTGAAGTTATTTAATACCTTTACGCAAGTGGATGAGTACGTCTCCCCCGATATCTTTGCGATTCGACAGATGGCCTTTACTGATAACAATTTTGATGCTTGGTTCGCTCCTGCGGGTCTTGTGCGAGGTCGTTTGACGAAGCCTGTTGATGTGGAGATGGTTCTAACCCAAGGGGACCGAGATGCTCTCTACGGTCCTGGAAATATCATTAACCCTGTACAGAAGTTTGCCACTGAAGGTATTGTTCTGTGGGGTCAACGCACTACTCAAAGAACGGCAACTGCGCTTGACCGAATTAATGTTCGTCGCTTGATGATTGTCATTCGTAAGATGCTTATTGCATCCACGCGACAGTTCGTTTTCGAGCCTAACGACGCAGCAACTTGGAAGCGTATCGTCAACGCTGTTGAACCTATGATGGCTGACATTAAGAGCCGTCGAGGTGTGATAGATTTCAAGGTTATCTGTGACGGCACTACCAACACTCCAATCCGCATCGACAGAAGCGAGTTATGGTGTAAAGTAATTCTTCAGCCCACTAAAGCGGCGGAAGTTATCGTTTTCGAGCTTAACCTTACAAGCGCAACCCTGGGGCTTAACTTACCCTCATAGCTTGAAAGCTATATAAAATAGGAGAATAACAAATACTATGGTTAATGTAGACTTATCAGACTTTTTTGGCGAAACAGGCCGAGTCTTAGACGTAGCTGGCTTTACTGCTGGCACGGAACTATTTCATCGGTACGATTCATATCGTACATATAGCTGGCTAATCCGCATTAATGGGATTGGAGGCGTTGTAGGAAGTATTCTTGCAAACACTGGTCTAACCGACCCTGACAACGTTTTAACTCTTGCTGCGAAGCAAGTAGGCCAAATTGGCTACAGCGTTGAAGATATTATGGTTGACCGTGTTAACGACAAGTTTTACTATCCTGGGCGTCCGTCCACTGAAGAGACGGTTGTTACTTTTGACAACCTTCTTAAAGGTGATGCGGCTAAAGCACTTTTCAATTGGATGCGTACTACGTATGACCCAATTACGGGTACCCACTCAACTAGCGTTGCATCAAACATCGCAGGGCAGCTTATCCAAGGTGGAGGAGGCTTTAAGCGTACCGTAGATGTTGTTCTTCTAGACAACACTCGTAAACCTCAATGGGTTGCACGCTTATACGGCTGTTACCCTAAGAACTTTAGGCTTGCTGAGTTTAATTACTCTTCTAACGAATTCCATTCCATTGAGTGTACTCTAAGGTACGATATGGTTGGGTACTTCAAGAATGGTGATAATGTGTTCGAAGATATTCTCGCTCCCTTGACCTAATTTATAATTAGATTATATCTGAGGTGGCTCCTAAATATATTAGGAGCCACCTTTTTT